GGTAACTCTTCATCAACTTCTTCGTTGACTTGTGGGTCAACATATGTTGGTTCTGTTGTTGTTTTAGAACCACCCATTGTGATTTCACCTTCTGACGTATCTGAATATACATATTTACCAGCGTCTGAATCCCATCTTGGTGTTTCACCTCTGGCGATTGATTCCAAATATTCTGTTGGTTTTTTAGAGTAAACGTCTTCCCAAGTTAATTCATCATTAACCCACTCGGACATTGTGTCAGCGTCATCGTGTACTGGTGATGGATCGTCATACATTACTGTTTGTATTACGGTATAAAAAGCCCCTTTTGGTGTTTTTGCTTTTGTTAATTCAAGGATAAGATCTCTACCTTTTTCCGCATCAGCAACATCACCTTTAGCCTTATAGATTGGAATAATTTTATCAAAAATTCCTTCTTGTTTGTAATTGTGTTTAAATCTCCAGAATTTAACACCATCTTGTTCGTTGTCGCGGTCAATAACTTTAACAATATAAAACTTACGAGGTTTGTATTGTTTTGCCAATTCTTTATCAGCTTCTTTACCAGTTGACATTAACTCTTCGTAAACCTCACTTAATGGAGATCTCTCGTTGTCGTTTTTTGCTGGGTCGTAAAATTTTTGCCATTTACCATCAACTTGGATTTCGTGAAACCACACTTCTTTAAATGGTGAGGATCCGTCAGGTGTTGGTAGGATACGGATTCTTTTTTGTGCTTGCTTTTCGTTATCTTTAAGTATTGCAGCAAAATACTTTTTCATTCTGTCTTCTTGTGAGATTTTTGAGGTAGAAGAAGAACCACCTTGTTTTGCGTTTTCGTACTGTGCCAAAACCGCATCTAAAACATTGTTTGTCGCCATATGTGTATATAATTTAAAAGTTTACAATAGAAAATATAATATAAATAATTGTTGTAGTCAATATGTTTAAAAAAAATAAGGTCGTTTTTTTTCCGACCTTATTTGTTACATCATTTCAGTGTCTTCCTCATTGTCTTCGTAATCGGTGAATGAGTCTTTAATTTGGTTTCCAGAATATTGTTCAACATCATCTGTTGTTAATACATATTCTTTTCCAGTTTTTTCAAAATCTTCTTGTTTGTCTGTGAAAAAATCTGATAATTTTTGGTTAAATGGTCCCGAATCCAAACTTCTTAGTTCAAGTTTTTCTTGTGATGTTTTAGGTCTCATTTTCTCAATGTTTGTTTCTAAGTTATCTATCTTTGAAACTAATTGATCCATTGCCGATAATTTTTCTTCAAGACCTTTTATTTGTGCAAATAAATTGTCAAAATATTCGTCTTGTTTCTCACCAATACTTTTTTGTGAATCAACAAGATCAGTTATTTCTAATTCTTCACTTTCGTCATCACCAATAACTTCAACGTCTTTATCCGCTTCAACATCAATTGGTGTTGGTGGGGCTGGTGCTGCGTTTGGATCTACTGGTGGTGCTGCATTCGGATCGGCTGGTGGCATCATATTCGGGTCAGCAGGCGGCATTGCGTTAGGATCCGCGGGTGGTATCATATTCGGATCTTCTTGTTCTAAAATATAATTATTTATATTATTAAACCTTGCAATTTCTTCTAATATTTTTTTATCAATAAACATATTAATCGTTTAAAAGTTGTTTTATTCCAGTTTTAGTTTCAACCTGGATTTTTTTATTTGTTTTCATTGTGTTGTCAACTCTTTCAATTAACCCATCTTTTTCTCTAACAACATAACATTCACCGTTTGTTAAATCACAAACTTGTTTTGTTCCATTACCAAGATCTTTCTCTGACGTTTTAGCGTTTTTACCTAAAAAATTGTCTAATATTAAATTTGTATTCATAGTTATTTGTTTTTATTATAAATATACCAGTAATCAATAAAATTAATTCTGTGACGCAAAAAGATTATCACCAACAAAAACTCTATCAACCATTTTTTTCTTATCTTGTTCTGTTAATTTATTATAAACACTAGAATCTCTGTTGATAGGCCAAGAGGTGATGTATAATTTCACAATATTTTCGGGGGTTTTATTAGATGTGTATGCCGATAAAAGATTGTTAGCCCTAGCAACCGCAAACTCCATAAATTTATCCAAACTCGTAAATCTAACCATTGGTGTATTTTTAATATTACCTCTATTAACACAAAAATATTTTTTATCAACGTAATTAACAAATGTTGGACCATAAGTTTCATCTAATGATATTGATGATAAGTTGTTTTCATAACCTTTAAAAGAATTACCATCACCCGAATCTAAATAAATTAAATTAAATAATAATTGTCTAATATCAAAATCACTTTGTGTGTTTGCCTCATAACCAAAAGATCTAACTTTAGTTGTTATTAATTGGTTTAAAACTTGCGCACGTATTGTTTTTAAGTCTGGTGTGTCAATCGTTGTGTAATTTTGGTAAATAGGTTTTAAATTATTTCCACAGTCTTGGTTTGTTGTTAAAACATCTTTTTCTAAAGCGGTTGAGACAACGTTATTTATTTGTGTTATAACATTTGTTGTTGATTTTCTATCTTCGGCCTCTTTTTTCTGTAATTGTTCCTTTAATTTACTAATTAAATTTACATTAATCGCTTGAATAAAATTATCCACCTTTGGTAAGTCGTAAAATGGTTGTCTAGTTCCTGTAACACTGGTTTTAAAATCACCCTCACTAATACTATGTGAAATCTTTTGTATCATATATGGACCACTAAACATTGGTACATTTCTTAGATTAAAATACATCATAGGTTGCATTAGTGCATTACCTAACATATCTATCGTACATTCATAACTTCTGTTTTTATAGATATTATATAGTGATGGGTTTTGAACCCCGGTACTTCTATTTCTTGATGTGTTTGCCATTTGATTAATCATTTGTAATGATTCCGCGGTTGGTTTACCAACACTTTGTTGTAAATTAAATTGTGTGAATATTTGTTGGTTTTGATTACTAAAATCAACATTAAACCCACAAACCTTATTTGATTTATCCCAGTCTGTTTTATTTAATTGATTCTCCAACAATGGATTATCACTTGCTCTTCGTAAATCAAAAGCATCATCTCTAAATTTACAATCAACATTATCATTCATCGCTAAATGATTACTAGGTACATTCCTATAATAACACAAATATTTTGGTGATGTGTTTCTATAATCAACATTTAAAAATGTACCCCAAATTGAGTTGGCGAACTCTGTTGATCCTTCTGGACTTGGTGTTGCGTTTTTAACCGCGTCTTGTGCGTTGTAGAAATTACTATATGATGGTAATGGAAACATGCTGAAATTACTCTCATTAATAATTGTTTTAATTATATTTTCCATACTACTTTTTGGTTGACCACCTTCAATCATATCTTTAATTTTAAAAATATCAACCAACACTTTTTGACCAACATCTCTACACGCCCTATCAAACAATAAAACATCTTCAAATAACGTTTTTGTTTTAAAATCACTACCTGAAATCCAAGTGTCGTTTAGTGACTTAAATGAATCCCAAAGTTCATCTCTACCCTGATCACCAGTTAGTGGTGCTTTTGTATTTAATTCTTCTCTGTTTATTGTAACATCTGGTAATCCATTTCTAATACCAGTCATTAAATCATCAATTACGTTTTTTAAATATAATTCACAATTGTCCAAATATAGATTCATCGCACTATAAAATTTTGATACGTCAATAGTTGGGTCTTGTAGTTTTTGTGTTGCGTACAATTTTATGATTGGCGCAAAGTCTTTTACATTTTTTTGTGTAAACTCAACATTTAAATCAACAAAGAAATCTGTGATATAAGATCCGTTGTCGGTATATTTTAATTGTGGTATTTCAGAAAAACCAACATAATACTCTAAGTCTTTCCACGTTTGGGGGTTAATTTGTTTTGATTGTGCTAATGATATTGTTCCGTTTGTTGTTGGTAAGACATCACCAATCCCTTGGTTATAACCATTAAATGTTATTGGGTCTTGAATAAATTTAGTTGAAAATGTGTAGAATAACCTTTTATCAAACATTGTTGGGTTACCTAATTTTAGAACACAATCATATGTCATTAATTTATTAAAATATGAACCAAACGTTGCGTTTTGTTTTGTAATAACCTCATCTATCACACCTTCAGTTCCAAGTGATGTTGGTTTTTCAATTTTTAAAATTAAACGCATTAGATATTGGAAATTCTTAATTGCGATGTCGGTTTCAGTTTCCACGTCTTCTTGACCAGGAATTAATGTTTTATAATCGTAAATAGACCTACTAAAATTTAAAAATTCCTCTTCCAAATAATCCAAAACTTCAGTTTCAAATGTTGTAAATATTTCTGAGATTTTTGAGTATTTTGTTACGTCCCCATTAATTGAGAAGTTTTCTTGTATTGTTTTATCGTTAAAAATTTGTTTTAAATATGACTCTGGTGTTGGTATTGTTAATTTATTATTATCAAAATACCCGTAGTTTGGTGCACCCCAAAATAACCTCGTTGATCCATTAAACATTGCGGTATTACCACTAAGTTCTATCTTTAGTTTATTATTTTTGAAACACTCATTGTCTATCTGGTTTTTTGTTGTACCGAATGAAGGTATAACATAATATTCTTCTTTATTTTTTACTTTTGATAATACAGACCAAGGTGTTAAATTTAATAATCTTGATGGATTATTTGGATCAAAACCTAGTGGCTTTAATATCTTTGCGTTAGTATTTGTTGTTAATACAATTTGTTTGTCGTTAATTAGTGTTTGAATATCTGATTGACTATATCCAATTGATGATACATTAGTTACAAAAAAATCAGTTGGGTTTGAGACAAAGAATACCTCACCACTTAAATTTTGATTGTTGTTAATTGTATATACCAAATTTGGGTTTGATGTTTCTACTATTTGACCAGTAATTTTTGTTCCAGGTATTATGTTTGGTCCGGCAATAATATCACCAATATTTAATGTACCACCAGTTATAGTGGTAATTTCCATTGTTGAGTCTAAAATACTACAAGTACCATTAATTGTTGTTGTTATGTTTTGTGATGGTGATACGGT